ACTGCGATAAATATACCCGTATGCCCGTGGATGTTACGCCCTACATAAGCAAAGGTGGCACCGTACTCTATCCGTCCTGCTAGGTACCCTGACTGTAGCTGACCACCTTCTACTCTTGAGAAAGGTGCTGTGGAGTCTCCTGTTGATCGGAACAGCTCTACTGACTGCTCACCTAGCACATAGAGAGTATTGCGGGAGTTGATAACAGCTATGTTCTTATCGGGTAATAGCTCAGCATCAAAGAAGTTATCAGGTCTTACATCACCACCATCACCTACTTCTGAGTACTCTAATGGGCCTCCATCAGCAGGTACATAAATCCATCTGCCATCCATAAAGGCTACATCTATATAGGTGGTTGGCCCTTCAGCACCCGTATCTGATATATCAGTGAAAGTACCTGCTCCACCTGTATCCTCCCACTTGAACAGCCCACCACCTCTCACTAACATGATCATCATGGTATGACCGGGAGCAAAGATAACGATGTCGGCACCTCCTAGGGTGCCTATTGTAGTGGGGTCTATATTAGAGTCTTCAGGTACAATAATAAGATCATCACCTGAAGCGTGGAATAGTCTATCGCGGTAAAACTCAGAGCCTCTACATCTACCTGTACCAGTGTTCTGTGCATTGATACCGGGGCGGGAAGCTATCCTGTTACTACCTATAGCAAATAGGTTAGTAAGACGCTCACGGGCTTTAGGGTAGTCATCTGCTACCTTGAATCCTGTTGGCAGAGGCACAGGAACCATAGTCATTATGGTGTCTCAACTTCTTCAACATCAGTACTACTGGCATTATAGTCTCTAACAAAATCAGACTCATCAAAGAATATTCTACTCCTAGGCGCTCTCATGTTGCCTGCGCCAATAGGTAGAGTATCGGGGAATTCGGGGAATTGGGGACGCATAGCCTCTGCATACAAGCTATTCATTGCGGCATCTGCTACTGTCTGAGTAGCCCTGGGAACAGCTACTTGGAAGATAGGAGCTACCCAAGGAGCAAAGCCTCTGCTTAATGGAAAGTCAGTGTCAGGATCATTGCCTAACTCTTCACCCATGTCAGTAGGCAGGTTGTCATAGTCCACCCCTATATCAATGCCGTTCTTCTTCATCCACGTTATCCAAAAGATAAACGTGCTAAAGGCTACATTGAGTATTTCCGGTGACGCAGGGTTAACTGGGCTGGTAACACCAATGGAGAACAAAGAAGGGGTCATCAAGTCTATAGAGGTAGACATGGCATTACTCCTTCTTAACAGCCTTCTTAACTGCTTCTACCTTCTCAGCAGCAGGCTTCTCAGCAGACTTTTTAGGCTTCAACTTGACCAGCTTGTTGTGGCCTACTATCTTGAAGCCGGGTGGGGCTTTGATAATGGTACGTGCCATGATCTTCTCCTATTATAGGGGGTGGGTATCGGCCTGATGGCTACAACAAGCCGATACCCGGTTTACCTAGCGGCGTTACTAGGTCTGGTTGAACAGCAGGATGCCATTCATCTGAGGCTGCAAGTTCGTCACACCAAAGAACATGGTGATCCGATAGTCAGCTGCTAAGCGTCCAACATCCCCGCCTTTGGCGAACAACAGTTCGATACCAGAGTCAGTAGACAATCGCATGGTGCTAACACCAGCCATGTCGGATGCAGGAGTTGCTAACTTACCTTCGATGATCTCAACAGAGTCACCAGTCCAGAAGGTATTTACTGGAGCAGCGGCGATGTTAAGCCAGTTAAAGGTACCAAGGTCAGGCATCTGAACAGACACGTTAGCGTACTCCGCAGTACTCTGGTTCGTGCTGTCATCAAACACCGGGGCAGGTGTGATGGTAATGGTAGTACCATCAGGAACGGCAACAACCCGGAATGTACGTAACGCACCCGTATCATTCTTGTGGATCATTGACACTGCATTCACCGTATCAACCGTAAACGCATCACCTGCATTAATGCCCGCAGAGGCACTAACAGTAAGATCAAAGAAACGGTTATCTACGTTAGACTCACCACCGTTAACAGCGTTGGTGACCGTAGCTAGTGGAATCTGCGACTGATCACCGTCAATGGTGGCAGCAGATGTTTGGATACCCAGGGTTGGATTGAAGCTTGCACGGAACGTATCGAAACCTGCAACAGGGCCAACATAGCTGCGCTCATACGCACTGTTGGGCTTGCCCATCATAGTTTCACGGTTCGCCAGATCACCTGCCATACCTTGCCAATCCGTTCCATTAAGGATCATGGTACGGGCGGCACCAATATTGATATCATCTGCCAGAAGACGAGTCTCAGCGGCGGCGATATCAAGGTAACCTGTAGCAGCAGTTGCTTTGGTAAGCACCTGACCACCTGAAGTACCAATCAGGGTAGCAATCGCATTATCCAATACAGCAGACAGCTTTTGCGCACCTGACTCAGCTTTGCGTTCACGCTGCAAAGGGTCGTTTAGCTCTTGTGCATTGAGGCTCCAAGTTACGTTCTCAATGCGGTCGATGGTTGAAGGAACAGACAGTTGGTTGAAGTCGTCAAACTTACCTGTGACATCCAGACCACTTACTGTGGTGGATACATAGGGGATCGGACGCCATACAGTGTAACCGCTGCGTTCTTGGTCGGTCATGGGAGGCCGAAACACCATCACCTGCTTAGCAGTGATGTTATTCGGGTCGAACTTTTCAAGCAGTAGCTCGAAGAGTACGATCTCCTCCTTCGAGAAGGCATTAGCCATGTTAACTTACTCCGCTACGTTAAAGGGTAGCTCTATGCCAGCTGCCTTAGCCGCTGTGCGTACATCCCGCGCCTGTTGAAGATCACCTTCAGCATACGCTTTCTGTAACAGCTTCATGTGCTTGTTATAGCTGGCTGTGGATTGAGTCCCGCCACCACCTTTAACACCCATATCTGGATTAGGTGCCTTGGTGGTATTGGGTCTAAGGGTTATCTTGCCGCTTAATGCGCCCAAGGCAAGCGTAGCTTTACCGGGACTGATCCGGTATAGTGCAGCGATCTCTGATGCCTTCTCAGGCTTCTTACCGAGATAGTACAGGATTAACTCTGAGTTATCTGCGGAAGACTGAATGGACTGTACCAAGTTAGCACCAAGGGTTTCGATGGCTAAATCCTCAGTAGCTTCATAGTCCGGTACATTCAAATCAGACGCTCTTGCATAGTGACCTGTGATAGCTTCCTCAACTTTCTGCGTAGCGCTTGCATGGTTAGAGTTTCGTGATGTATTACTTTCTCTCTCATCCATTCTAGCGTTAAATTGATCATCATGCCATTCAGACAAGGCAGTTTCATACGCATCAGAATCGTAGCTATGTTCAGCTAGCGTAGGCTTCACCTTGGGTTGTGACACAACAGGGGCTGCTACACCCCCTGCGGTTAGTTGATTAACCTGATCTTGTAGACCACGTACAGTACTCCGTAAGTCGGAGTTTTCAGTGTTCTGCTCCTTGATACGCTTGCGCATATCACGAACAGCATTACGCTTCGGAGGATCGGGCTTAAGTTCCTCCTGCTCTTCTTCTTCGCCAATGAGTACTACCTCATCATGCTCTTCAGCAATGACTTCGATTTCCTCTTTTACAGCGGCTTCATCTCCCATAGTAGTCTCCAAGGGGTAGAGTTAACACGGACATATTATCGTCCCCCTGTCCGTGATTGGGGGAATTGCAACACACTTGCAGCCTTCTCGAAAGCACCAGCAGTGTTCTCTTCAGCTTTAGATAGTTGCTCAGCAGCACGGGCTTTATTAAGCTCGACTTGCGATAGGTTAACAGGTACTTTAGACTTGGACTCTTCAGCATTAGCCGCATTCTCAGCCGCCTGAGACTTCTCGTTCTCAGTAGCTGCCAGTACCAGTTGATCTTCAGGAGAAGGTTGCTTAGCTTGCTCTGCAAGACCCTCCATATACTTCTTATCCTCATCTGTCTCCGGCTCACGTAGACCCAGTTTCAGCATCTGCTTCCTGTTGAAGGCTTTCAGCTCATCAGAGGTACCATCTATCAGGTCTACCAGCTCAGCCATTAGCACAGCATAGTAGGGGCTTTCCTGTGGTACACGATCTAACAGGGCTATTACCATCTCTTGCCACTCTTCCCGCATGGATGAGTAGGATGGCCCAACATCAGAGTAGCACTCGAATTTCTTACCTGCCAGATCATTAACACGTTCCATCTGACCTGACTCTACATTCATCTGCTGCGTATTGATCTCTACCTGACGGTCTGTACCATCTGACTCTAGTACAGTAACATCTCTACTATCGGCATATATCTCCGCAGCCATATCCTTATAGATGTCACCAGCTAGTATAAGGCTATTATAAACATTCTCCATGATCAGGTAGGTCTTCAAGTCTACCCGCTTAGTTATCTTCTGGATAGCCGCGCCTGATATCTCACGGTTAGGTATATCAACAGGGTTCATGGTACCTGTATTCGTAATATACTCGCTAGTCAGCTGAATGATGGCTGCTAGAGCAGGGTCTACTGAAGGAGGCTTAATTGTGCCTATTGGCCCAGCTGAAATAATAGTACCTGCTTCATCCCTAAGAGGCTCTACTAGTAGGTAATTGAACTTGCCTAAATGCGCCTGTGACCATAAATCCTTGATTCCCGGCCCATTCATCTGCTCTGGAGCGAAAATAGGTGCTTCCTTTATAGAGGTAGCTGCTAATTCGGCCAGAGAGGATGCCTGCATG